CGACCAACGTCGCCTTATTTTGCAATCTTGTTTTCCAGTTCATTTTCATTTTCATTTCGTTTACTCCTTTTTACTTTTCATGTTCCTGCATTTCATCAATCTTTCGCCATGCGGTTTTTAGGTCCCGTTCGACGATGGCCATTCTTTCCACCAGGTGATTGTGCTTTTCCACTTTTTGAGTTAATTTTTCAATTTTTTCTGTGATAAAATTCATGCGCTCGTCGGTTACCCGATCATGGGCGTTGTTGTTGACGATGGTCGCGATGATGGTAGGCACCGCCACGCAGACGCCCGAAACGAGGGCTGCTATTACAACTGGGTCTATCATTTATTTTTCCTTGCCTTTTTTTATTTTATTAATAGCGAATATTTTTAGTTTTTGGTTTTGTACGGAACTTCGCTCACTCCCAACGTTCCTTTGCCGCCGTTTCTATTGTGCACCCGCAGGCGCGTCCCTTTGGGCGTTGGCAACGTCAGAGCAAATCCGTTCCATTTGTGCGTTGCATATGCAGTGTAAATATGTTTGTCATTGACATATAAGTACATATCTTGGGGCGTGCCGATTTCATTCGGAAACGCCCGGATCAGGCAAACGCAGTCCTGAGTGACCGTATAGGTGTTTTCATTCTGAATTTCCTGGTATGCCATGGTGTTGTCATAGTCTAACGGACCAATCGGACTGCCATTTGCATACAGTGTTTTGGCGTTCAGTGTTCCATCCAGCATCGCATCGCCCGTAAAGTAGGTAAATGGCGTGTGAAAATAAATGCCAGTGCCTCTCCCATCTCCCTGCGTGCGAATATGCACTATAGCATCACCTGCTTTTGTAGCTGATGTAGATATCGATGCGAGGCTTATAACCCCGCTTAAATCATCCTTTAAAAATGACGCAATCATATGTGACTCCATCATTTTATCCGCATCTAAAAATTGTATCGATGTATTTTTCGAATTGCCGATAATACCGAAATTTGTTTCATTTCCTATCGACTGTTCGCCCGAAGGCAAATTAAATTCCACATCAGCTATCGCATTGAGCACGGCATATAGTCGGCCGTCAAGCGCGCTATAAAAATTAACGCCGTCATTCCCAAAACTGGTAATTTTTGTGTTTTTGTCGATCACGTCAAATGAGCCATTGGCATTTACCAACGCGTGAAAACCATCATATGTGCCATCATTATTAACTCTCCCGACTTCGATGCCTTGGCTGGTTTCCCGGATCAGTGTCGATAAATTTTCGGCCTTTGTTTGCGCGGCGTCGGCCGCGGCGTTTGCCGTGTTAATGGCTGCCGCCAGCACAGGATCGGTGTAGGTGTCGCTGCCGTTTGTCCAGGTGATATGGTCCCGGGTCCACAGGTACTTTTCGGTCTCCCATGCTGGCTGCGTGTCCGACCAGCTGCCGCCAGTTAGCATTGTCGGCGATGTCGACAGGTAATACTGCGTCACGGTGGCCTGTACGCCGGTACCGGTGTCGCCTTTTTCGCCCGCCGGTCCAGCGTCCCCTTTGGGCCCTGTATCACCCTGCTGCCCCTGAAAACCGCGCTCTCCTTTTGGCCCCTGCTCGCCTTTGGGTCCGGGCGCGCCGGTGATGCACGCCGGGTCGCTTTCGGTCCTGGTGCCGTCCGTCAGGATTGTTACTGTTTTGGACCAGATATAGCTGTCATCTTCCCACGTCGGCGCGGTTGTCTGCCAGCTGCCGCCAGTTAGCATTGTCGGCGATGTCGACAGGTAATACTGCACATCGACAGACTGAATTCCCACGCCCGGGGTCCCTGATCCGCCACCCCCGCCGGCATTGATGCACACAGCCGGTGATGTCGTGACGGTCCCATCGCCATGGGTAATGGTGCTGCGCGTCCAGATATAGATGCCTTCATGCCACGTCGGCGGGGTAGCCTGCCATGATGTCGGCGCTACCGTCGGACTGTCCGACGTCCCGTATTCTTCGACAACCTGCATGATGGCTGCCGCGATTTCTGCCCGGGTTCGGTCCCCGCCGGCCACAACGCCAGTTACCAACAGATTTTTCGCAGTTCCGTCCGCGCCGGATACCTGCACCTGCACGGTGTCGCCTTTGCGCACGTCGCAGGTCGTCGGCAGCTCGACGGCCTGTTCGTCCTCGTCGGAAACGGTCATCCCGCCTAAATCGGCGCGCACCGCGCCGTTCGCGCTGTCCGATGTGGCTACGCCGGTGATTGTCGTCACGTTAGCACTGTGGGCGGCCCCCTGCTTTATTTGCTGCCCTTTTCCGAACAGGAAAGCTGCTTTTTCAATTACGTCCATTTTTTTTATCTCCAATCAAATTAATTTTAAAGTGAACTTAGATGTCCACGCCACAAGGTCGTTTTCGACTGTCTGTATCTGATACTTTTTTGTTTTGCCGTCTTGTTTCCACTCTATAATTTCGCCGCCATGACACGAAAAATACATAGTTGTGGCAGATCGTGTGATACCGCGCGAACGGTCGTCAGAAATGTACGTGTTAACTAATGAATTTGCTTTTGCCTGTGTGAAGGGGTTCATATCTTGAACATCGTGAACTTGTGTTCGCGTCCACCCGCGATATGATGACGAAATGGGCGACGATGCCGGCGCATCTGAATGCGCCGTCAGCACTTTTTCTTTATCGCCGCTGTTGTTGGTGGCAATAACAACCGTCCGGTTGTACGCTTCGCCGGTCTGATCCGTATCCTCATAGCCCGGGTCTAAGATGATGCCGTCTTTTGCGTCCACGTCCAACACGTACGAAACCGCTTTTGACCCCGGTGCAACATAGGCCGATACAGATATGCGCCCATGACCATCGATCGACAGCTGATTTCCAGCTTTGCTGGCGTTATCTGCCAGTATCGCGCGGTAACTGTCGGTGCGCTCGTAAACTTTAGCGTCGCCATACATTGAATTTTTCGCATCCCCCTGGAACACAACCGACTTTCCACATGTTTTGCAAACAGTTTTAACAACATCTGTTGTTTTCGTATTTTTACCGATTGTATACAGCTGAAAAGCCAAATCAGCATCCAACATCCACAAAGCGGATTGCAAAGTGTATGTAATTTGTTCGCCACTTTCTGGCGCCTGTGTAGCTGCTATACCCGTAACGCCAAGCGTAGCCACCTCTTCGCCATCAACGGTTATCCGCAACCAGCTGCCGCCGATATAGTTATCGGCGATTGTTGTGATGGATCCGGATATTTTCGTATCGCTTTCGTAGCCGTCCGTTACCGAGCAGGCTGTGATACCTATCAGCTCGCCGCGGGTGATTTCCAGATTGTGCGGATCAATCATGTACACACGTAGTTCCGGTTCGTGCCTAACGTCTTTCCATTTCGCGTCGATCATCGGCTTTCCTCTTTCTGCGTCACTTTGACCTCAGACCAGCCTTTGTGTGAATCTGGTCGCGAAATGGCCGTCACGGCCACCGGTAAAATTTCGCCACGTGCGTTGCGGAAAGTAGCATGCCCGGCCGCGAGCAAAGCATCAAAATCATTCCACGATCCCTTTTCAGGCAGGTCATCTGCAATCGCGCCGGTCACGCTTAAATCACGCTCTTTCGTTTTGTTGAAGCGATATGAATGATATTCTCGAGAAATAATCTTGTAATTCTGAACGTCTCGCGAAATGCTATCTTCTTGCGTCGCGCCAGGTTTACTGTTTGACAGGTCTAAAACGCATGCGCCGCCGTCAAACGTCCATACATAGCTGTGATCGAAAATGCCAGCAAGTTCTTTTTCAACCGCAATCCAGGAGCCGTCCGTTTTGACAGCCCACAAAATCACGCAGGCCTTCTTATGCAGCGGCGGCACCGATTCATAAACGCGCGTTGTCTCTGTTTTTGACTTAACCGCTGTTGCCGCGATCACTTCGCCGCAGGTAACGTTCAGTGTTACATCATCATCGGTCGAAACGGTCGGCACCATCACAAAATAGGTGCCGTACGACGATTCGGTGATGGCGATTTCCCGAGCATCGCGTTTTGGTTCATCTGTTATGGCGATTTTCGCGCTGGCCACGTCGGACGATATGCCTTTCGTGACCGTCGCGGTTACGTCGACCTCCCCAGTTGGCACATGGGCCAATTTGTCGTGCGGAATCGTCACATAACCATGCCCGCCATATTTTCCGGATTCGGTAACTGTCTGCCCCATTGCCGACACCGTGACGGCGCACCCGCCGTCCAACAAATCGGATTCATAGTAAATTCGCAAACCGGTGCCGTGCAGCTTCGCGGCGGTTACGCGAACGGTTGGCTTGAAATAAAATGTTAAATTTTTTGATGCTGAGTTACCGTGTGTTTGAATATTTTCATAACCCTTGTAGGCTCTGATTTGCACGCACACTTCGACCGCGGTTACCGCGTTGCCATCAATCACATATCCTTCCGGCATCGGTATATCAGTTGACTTCTGGTCGCCGTTTTCGATGCTGAGTTTCAGTGTCGGCGCCCACGCATCGCCCCAGCCTTGATTGCCGCCTAACCCGTCGAGCGGGCATTTCCAGGATGACCATGCACCAGTGCCTTTCGAACTGCCGGACACAATACGGTATTGGCAGCGGGCTTGAAATTCTCTGTGGTTGCAGATGAAAGTTAATGCAAACGAATTTTTATTGTTGATCGCTGCCGTTTGTGGCGTGAGTGAAGCCGGCGTTGGTAAGGTCGTATCGATACACGACGACGGCACAAAGGCCCACTGCTGAGCCTTCGAGGTGTTGTGCGGCCACAGGCGAACATTTTGCCCGCGCTGACCTTTGCCGTCCTGCAAGTCGAGATATAAATTTTGTCCGCATTGTGATTCGACTTGAAAGGTCTGAACATTTTGACCGTCGACAACCATCGAGCCAAAAGGCGTAATCAAAAAAGATTGTGCCGGCGTGCCGTTATCTTGATAAATTTGCACGTTCGAGCCTTTCACAGTTCCGCCGTTTTTATCGTCCAAGCACTTAAGCACCTTTGAGCCTTTGATCATAGACTGCGCGTCGATAATTTTATAGGTCTGGTCATCGTGAAGTTGGATCACAAAGCGCTCGTTCGGCCCGTCATGGTCCGGGTGAATCATCACGTTGGCCCCGTTCGCCGTGGATTCGCCTTTAACGTCAATCACCATTTCCTCATCAACTGCCGAAACAATTTTATAGGTACAGCCGGCGCTTAAGATTTGAAAGGTGTCAAGTTTTACAAAAGCCCACCGCTGATTATCGCCACCGTTGGCAGCGTGAATCATGACATTTGTACCCGGTTTTGTATTCAAATGATCAATATCACAAACAAAATTTGTTCCATGTGATTTTATGACATATGTTGGATACACTGTCCCGCCAACGGTGACGGTTTTTCCGTCCGGTTCAATATTCCAGCGTTGGGCATGCGAATTATTATCTTCCCACTGGCGAACGTTTGCGCCGTCTTTCAGCTGGTTGTTAGCTAAATCTAAACATCGCCCAGACAGGGCGCATACTATCTGTGCCCCGTCACTGTAGTTTGTAACACCAAATTTTTGCGCATCAGTTTTATTGCGCGTGTACACTTGAATATTGGTTCCGGATTTATCCGACGCCCCTTTTACATCCAGTGCGACAGTCGGCCCTAATGCGCTAATAATTTCATATACTCCATCTGCAATATTAGGCACTGATCATCGCCGCCTTTCTGCTATAAACTTTAATAATTTTATCGACCACCTGATCGGCCAAGTCGTCAACATCCTGTCCGGCTGCACCATAAACATTGACGACAACCCCGCCACTGGCCGCGATTGCCGATCTGACCGAACCGGACAGCCGATCAATCGCACCGCCAATATTCATAACAGCTTGATCGCCGAACATTGCTCCGGTGATAGACCCTTTGGAATTTCGATACGGGTTTTCCGACTTCGGGATAATCATTTCTCCCTCATGGACGATGGCCGGCATGGTATATGGGATATATCGCGACCCAACGTCATACCCGTACCATTTACGGGCGCGCGGGCGCAAAACGTTCGCCACACTGCCATATCTCGCGATCATATATCGGATTGACGCAATCAAATTGTCAACCGGATTCCAGATATTCCCGTGACCCTTCATCTTATAGGCGTTGAAGGTGCTATCAATGGTCTGCATCAGCCCTTTCGACGGGTGGCCTAGCCGGGCGTTAATATCCCAATTATTGACCGCTCGCGGATTGCCACCAGATTCAGCTTTGGCTGCGCGAACCAGTCCGGCCGCCAAGCTCATCGGCTGGCCAGTTAATTTTAACGCCTGCTTTACCCAGTCGCCCAGTTTTCCGGAAACTTTACCGCCACCGAAGCCGCCGCCGTCGCCGTCTGCACCATATATATCGCCGCTTGCAATGCCATACTTTTTAAAGTTATAAACCTCTTCGATGGCGTCAGCTAAGCTATCGCCAAAGCCTTTCTTATAACGTAGATAAGCGTTCCACGGGAAGTTATAATACTTTCCGACACTGGCTTCTTTTCCGGTCTGGTCGCCTTTTTCTGGATGGCCATAAGTGCCATGAAAACCCGCGGTTTTGCCACCGCCGAGCGATAACTCAACGTGTTTCGCATCGTTAAGCAGGATATCGCCCTTTTTAGGCTTGCCGTTGTTCGGAATCCGCGCCCATCCGTGCTTTGTCAGTTCAGATGACATGTTTCCAGTATAGCTGGCATTACCAACCGAAAATCCCGTCTTTTTCAGTGAATAAATAATCGATGATGAACAGTCAAAATCCGGGCCCCAGCGGTCGCTTTGCGAATATCCATGAGAATTATTATTAACCAGTCCCAACATGGTATTGATAAAGCGATTGCCTTTGCCGCCATCCGCGCCCTTGACGACAGACCCGCCGTCGTACTTGCGCATCCAGGTGACTTCCTTTTTCGCGTTATCATCCAGATAGTTAACGTTGGCTTCGGCGGAAAATTTATTCTTCGAGAACGCCTTTTTCATGTCGTTGACAGTCGCGCGGGTATACTTCCCGATCTGCGTGCTGCTTAAACCGTTGATGAAACCCAAACCGGTATAGCGACCATACTCATAAGTAACGTGTGACGGTGAGTGAATCCCCAGGCCCTTAACAAATGTCTTTTTGATCGAGCTGACCAAATCACTTGTCGTCTTTTTCGTGGCAGGAATTTTTGATTTAATCCCGTTATTCAGCCCGGTTGTGACGTTAACCCCTGCGCTATGCGCGTCTCCACGTTTCGATCGAACACCGGCCGCATAGCGGTTGCCGGCCGTCCGGCCAGCTGCGCTCATTGCGCCGTTTTGGCTGTTAAAAGCTGCGGTTGCGCCTTTTGCCGACGTTTTAGCCGCTGCCGGGATTTTATTAAAAGCCGCCCGAGACTGGTTTACCACCGCGCTCGTATTTTTGGCTACCGCATTTGAATCGATCTTAACGTTTTTTTCAACAGTCTTCCCGGTGCCTTTGGATTTGTTTTTCATCTGCGCAAAAGCTGCGCCCATGTTTTTTGCCGATCCGTTTAGCACCTTTTCAGCAGCCTTAGCCGCATTTCCGGAATCAGTATAGTTTTTCTTGACTTTCGACAGCGAACTGTTAAGCGATTTGTTACTTTCGTTTAACTTATCGGATGCGCCCTTGATTTTGGTCAATTCCTTGCCGTGCTGCGCCCATCCGCCGTCTTTCATCAAGTCCTTTCGTTTTTCGTCAAGTGCATTAAGCTTTTTCTTGTTAGCGCTAAGCTGTGTTTCGATCTGCGCCTGCTTATACTGCGCTTCGTACTGCGCTTTGTAAGCTTTAACTAAGACTTCTTGAGCCGCCGTTTGTTTGGCTTCTTTGACCATATTGTTGATATGGTTTTTAATCTCCTTGTTAATTTGGCTCAACTTATTTGTTTGTGCATCGTAAGCCAGATTAAGCCCGGGCACAATTTGGTTGAGCTTATCAACCATCTGTTTGATCTGAGCTTGCCCGCCGGCTGTTCGGCCTTGCGTCGCAACCAAATTTTGAAGTTTATCGTTCAGATTGTCCGCCAGTGCCGCATGTGCCCGCACCGTTGCGACCGAACTGGTAAACGAACCGTTCAACCCTTTAACGCGTGCGGTTAAAGTGTTGGTTGAATTTGCCAGTTTATCAGCCTTCGCAACAGCAAAGTCGGTCATCTGGTTCGCGGTGGCCTGCTGTTGCCGATAGCTGCGGATCGCTATCACCACAGCGCCGATGCCGATACCGACAGGCCCAGCCACAGTTAAGATCGATCCCAAAGACGCACCTAAGCCAGCTGCGCCGGCTGTTCCGGCGGCTGTTGCGCCACCTAACCCTTCGGCAGCGGTCGCCGCCGCACCCATACCTTCGGCCGCGCCTGCGGATGCGGTGCCGACTTCGGCAACGGCCTTTGCCGCTTTCGCGCCAGCAAATTTGCTGAGCGTACCACTCAACTTTCCCACGCCCTGCATCACACTGCCAACACCAGACGCCGCGGGACCTGCAACTGCTGCAATTCCAGCCAATGCCAATACCGCGTTTTGCGCTGGTTCTGGCAGTTCTGCGAATTTTTTAGCTGCGCCCGCCGCCGCATCCATGATTTTCGTCAAAGACGGCAGCAAACTTTTGATGATTTTTGCGCCAGATTCAGCAGAGGCCACTTTGAGTTTATTCATCTCAATTTGTAACTTGTCCGTGCTGGTTAGTGTATTTTTGTAAGTTTTATCTAACGCTCCGTTGGTGTTGGAAAGCGATTTTGAAAATTCGTCAAAGTTGAATCGCCCTTGCTTGATCGCATCGATCATATCCGGGCCGCCTTTTTTTCCGAAAATTTCCATCGCTTCGGCGGTGTCGATGGTGCCGTCTTGGATGCCTTTTACAGTTTTTTGGAACTCGCTTGATGCGTCTTTGCCTTGCTTCATCCATCCGGATATAGCAATGCGCATCCCGGCGAACGCTTTTTCAGTTGTGACGCCGGCTTTTTCCCATTGCGCAAACATAGCAACTGATTGCTGCGTTGTAAAGCCCAACTGCCGCATCGGCGCGCCATATTTCGTGATATTATTTGTCAGGTCCTCGACAGATATGCCGGTTTTCTGAGATGCGACCGTCAGCATATTCAGCATCTTGCGATAATCATCCGACTTCATGTTCGCGTCGCCCATAGCGCGCGTGACCAGTCGAACAGATTCTTTTGCATCGGTGCCCGTGACCTTTGAAAACTTCATAAAATCTTCGGTCGCCTTTTCAGCTTGGCTCCCCGAAAATCCCAACCTCGTGTTAATTTCACCTAACGCCGCGCCAACGTCGCCCATATTGCCGGCAACGTTTGATGCTGCTTTTTTATAGGCGTTTTCCAAATCTTTCGCAGCTTTCCCGGACGCGCCGGTGGCTTTGATCACCGTGGCCATGCCACCTTCAAACTCTTTCGCCGACGCAATCATCCCGGTACCGACAGCCGCGATCGGAACCGTGAGGGTTTTCGTCAACGCGCTGCCGACCGTTGAAAACTTTTTGCCAACATCCGTCGCTTTTCTCGACACCGTTTCCATCTGGGTTTGAATTTTTCCCCATTTTGACGTTTGGATGTCGATTGTTTTATTAACGTCTTTTAACTGATTTTCCAAGTTCGCGAGATCAGTCTTTGACCGGCTGATTATTTCGTTATACTTGTTGACGTTCTCGGTCGTTGCCTCGGTACTCTCTTTGTACTTTTCCAGCTGGACAGTCGTTTCTTTGATTTTTTCGCGCTGCGTTTCGATCTGTTTAGTCAAATTCGCCTTTTGCGCCATCAAAGATTTTTCGGACGTTTCCTGCCCCTTAAAGCTGGCCTGCACATTTGCCATTTCGGCGCGCAAAGATCGATATTCGCTATTAATTTCTCGGATGTGCGCTTTAAATTCCGCAGCGCCCTCGATGCTGATCCGCGGACCGACGCTATACTCATTGCTCGCCATGTTTTACCTCATAAAAAAATCACCCCAAGTACGCGATGAGGCGATTTCTGTTTTCTTGTTCAATTTTCTTTTGTTCCTCGATAACTTGCTTTTTCCGCTCTTTAGCTTCAAATTGCATGATTTCGGCATATTGCATTAAATCCATATCATTTATTTCATGCAATTTATAGCCTTGCTTCATCAGCTCATCAAAAAAGCTCAGCACCCAGTCACTAAAAGAAACGCCGGAACTATCCTCAGCAGATGGCCCCGGCGTGCTGTTTTTTATCCCGCCGCTTTTTCGTCGGCGGCGGGTTCTGCGTTTTTTTCTGCATCATCTTCTTCGTTCGCGAGGTTTAGCAGATCGTTATAAACTCCCACCACACTTTCAACAAGGAAAGTGCAAGAATCATACAAGAACGGGATCAAATCCCGGCTATCCATTTTATCCATAATATCGTCATAGGTCAGACCGTCATACCACCCGCAAACCGTGTTGATCACTTCATCGAACTGTTCGCGAGTTTCCATGTTCATGATGTCCTTTTCTAACCGACTGGCTTCAAACACCACGCGCCCGGTCTGTTTTCCAATGTAAATTCTTTTTTCATCCGGTTCGCCGCGGTGCAGAACCGCGCACATTTTTTTTACTTTTTTCATTTTTCTTCAACTCCTCGTTTTCAAACCTAAAATTTCAGCCGCCGGCTTTTTCGGTCTTAGGTTTTAAAGGAACCTCAGCTAAAAATTCTTCGTAGTTGGCCCACGGCGTAGTTCCAGCATCTGTTTCCTCATCAAAACTTACAATTCTAATTTTATCTTTCCGAGCTACAAAAGAACCTTTGAGCGTTGGCGTTGAGAAACTAATTTTTTCTTCTTTTTGCGAAGCGTCAACGTCAACTTCTTCGACTTTTCCTTTAAGCAGCCAGTAAGCGCGGTGTTTTCCATTTTCCTTTTCAATCGCAAAGCCGATGGCAATGTACTTGGAGACGTCGTCATCCTTTTCGATTAAAACGCCATTTTTCAGCTCATGCCCCTGCGTATCCGCAAGGAACTCTTGCGAAACAGTATTGACACCAATCTCTAAAGTGGTTGCCCCCTTCGTTTCAGCGATTGCTTGAGAAACGCCGTCACCATAAAGGGTATCGCTGTTAATGTCGGAATTCATTTTAACGCTCATCATCGGCGAGACGGCCTTAATAGCGCCGTATACATTTTGTTCAGACGTTGCGCTCTCTGTGGTCAGCATGGCATACACAGGCCGCTTAACGTTAACAAATGCGCTTTCCGGTTTGTATTCAGGTAATTTTGCCATATTGTTAAATTCTCCTTTTATTTTTTCGCTAACATTTCGCACGTCTCATTCACAGACGCGCTCATTTTTTCCTTGATCTGTTTTCTGTATCGGTTGACCGTTCGCCGCATAAAGGGATACTTGCCGCGAACGCTTGTGCCTTTCTCCAGCGATCGGGCGATTAGCTGGTTCGGAACGCCATTGGGATATTTTTTTGTTCGATGCGATCCGTACCCATCGAACCCGATCTTTGCGTTCCACCCGTCAAATACGTTACCTTCAATCTTCGTGATCCCCAGTGATTCGATCAGGTCTTGCTTTTCGTCAGGAGTGACATACTGATAACTATCCCCATCCCGCAAATATCGAAATCCTTCTTCCGGGATCGCTTCGATCGCGGCTTTCACCTTTTCGTACATAACTTTTGCACCGTCATAGATAGCACGTTTCGCAATAGCATCTGCGTGGGCTTCAAAGCGGTTGAGCGCAATTATAAAATCGTCATCGGACGTGAACGCCCGCCGGTCCTTCGATTCAAATTTCACAGCCATTTAAACCACTTCCCATGTCCATGTATAGTGAATATATCCGGTGTCATCCTCATACAGAACCATCATGCCGATAATCGGGATACCAGCCGCAACGATGGCATTTTCCAGCAGGTCGGCATCGTTATTTTCGCGTTTTGTGAAATAGTCGATCGTCCCTTGTATGCTGGTGCCTTTCAGGCCGCCATCACCGCCAAGAACTTCACCGTACATATCTTCCGACCACGTTACATAGTCCCCTTTGGGATTACTGTTGAAGTAGTGATAGATTGGCGTTCCGGTTTCTGATTTGAAATTTAATAATGCGTTTTTTACTTGATTAATCCGTTTCAAATTCATAGTGATCGCCCTCTTTCTCCAAGCTTAGCGTCAGCGTTGACGGTGTGGTCTGTGTGATGCGTTCGACTGTTCGGATGCGGTATTGCTCTATGCCATCGCAATCGGTCACAATCGCCAAAAAATCCGATTGGATACCCGGCTTTCCGGGCACCCGGATGATCCGGTCAATGTTCATGTTGATCGCTTTGGCTTCGTATTGCCGGCGTAGGGTTAATCCCAGTTCGCGAAAACGTAAAGCCGTCACCAGTTTCGGTACTCGTGTCGGCATACCGCCATCCCCATCGTCACTATCTAAGCGGTAAATTTTTACAAGGCCATCGTTGAAGGTTTGTGATTTATCCCTGTCCAGCATCACCGTCACCTGCCTTTTGGGCTGCGATTTTTCGCGCCAAAACAGCATCTTGCCTTAATTGCGCCAGTTCTCCGCAAAAATTCTTTTCAAAATCTTCGAGGGCTTCCGCAAAGGCATATCGTACGTAATCAAAAAGCAGCGCGCGTGCGCTGCCCTCTGATTCGTAATTATTCGATTCTCCAGTTAGGCGGTCAAGATAGGCCTGCCCTCTGGCCACGATGCCGGCAACCTTTTTATCCGTGGCGTCATCTTGCCACGTGATATCCATATAGTTTTTCACGTCATCGACGACGCTCATGCCGGATCACCTCTTTCGCTTATGCCCCGGGCGAACTGGTCGCGCCGGTCGTCAGATTTTTAACGCTATATGCCAGCGGGTTCAACTTGGAAATGTCGAGTACCTGGAAGTCGGTATCGCCGCAGGCGCGACCTGTGCCGTAAAGTTTAATTTTATAAACTCTGTTATCTTCCAAGAACTGATACTGGTCAGAGTATTCCAACTTGCCGCCCATACCGGTACCAGTACCAAGCCCAAAGAAATATTTCGACGGCATACCCAAAACAGCTTTGCCGGCCGGGACCTGCGAGGACGGAATGATTTGCGCGGGAATCGGCAGAACGTTGTTTCTGTAGGTACCGTCCGGGGCCATGATGGTTGTGGCCGGCATGACTTTTTCCCAGTAGTCACCGTCGTTGACAATCAACGCCAAATCAGTAACCGTTCGGGATTTGCCTTTTTCGGTCTTGGCGATTTTTGCAACAATTTTTCCGAGCGTGGCTGCGTCAAAGTCGGTCACTTTGATTGCGGTCTTATCCGGATACACACCGCCGGACACCGAAACACCTTCGCCAACCTGCTTCATCATGCCGATCGGTTCGTTTTTACCAGAACCCTGAACGGCGGTTTTTTCGATGCCGAGCGCGATTGCTTCGGACAGGATGGTCCGAATGTACTGGTCAAGATAAGACGGCCCGAGGTCAACCATCGACTGCGCGATTGGCAAGAAAGCGGAAAGCTTATTGTGGGTCAGGTCGATCTTTGTAAACCCGGACGTGATTTCGGTCGAAATGGCTCCGGTCAACTCGCCCCAGGTGGCCAACATCCCCGGATCATTGTTTAAGCAAATTTCAACCAGACCAGAAACATTCTGGAAATTAATTGCTGCCAAGAGCGGATGCTGCTGTTGAAGGTCTTCAAAAATGCGATCGACGGTCGTTTTCGGCATGACCTTTTCAACTTCTTTGCCAGTGATGGCGTTCATCGGCCGGCCAGCTTTAACCATTTCGGCAACGCTGTTATAATATTCAATTTCTTCGGACGTCAGCGCGTTTACCCCGCGACGCGACAGCACCGCCGTATCGTTTGCGTCAATAATGCCTTTCGCTTCATTCATGACCGCCGTCTGAATTGCATCCGCATATTCCACAAACGCTTTTTCAAATTTTTCAGTGTCGCCATCTCTCACAGCATCGCCGAGGTTCTGGATGGCCTGCTTTTTTAAATCTTCTGATTTCATTAACATACCTCTTTTCTTAAAGTTTTTTAAATAATTCGATTAATTGGTTTTTGACCGGTTCGACGGATTTCGGCTCTTGTGGCTTTGCCGGTTCGCCGTCAACTTTCAGAAAATTAAAAAGCGCCGCATTCACGACGTCTTTAATATCTGCTTTAGTTAATGCTTCTGGCCTTTTGTGATAGGCCGCACCTTTTCGCATCAGGTCGATAACCTTTCGTGCCGCGCTTGCGGCGATCCCATCTGGTTCATCGATATCTTCGTTGATGCTTGTTGCAAACCCCCACGCGGTCGCGTCTTCCGGCCCGATCCACGTTTCAGCGTCCAGCAGCTGGTCCAACTCATTATCTTCTAATGTGACACCACGGCGGTATGCCGCTTTGATGGCCTGTTCGATGCTGTCCAAATCGTCGGCGGTTTTTCGCATGTCATCAGCGTTGCCAGCAGCCATTGTCCATGGATGATGGACCATCAGCAGCGATGCGGGTTCCATAACTCGCTCGTCGCCGGCCATGAAAATCACCGACGCGATCGAACACGCGAAACCCTCGCAGTGCGTTGTGACGCTTGCGCTATGATTCCTCAGTGCGTTATAAATGGCCAAACCTTCAGCCACTTCGCCGCCCATGCTGTTGATCCACACGTCGATATGCGATGCAGTGACTTCTTTCAGCTTGTTCGACAGCATGGTTGCCGATACGTCACTTTCCAGCCATGGCCAGCTTGTAACGTCGCCGAAAATATGTAGTTCCGCATTGTCGTCGCTTTGATTTAACGCATAAAACATTTTCCCTTTACTCATTATTGCCTCCTGTTCCGTCCGGACTTTCACCGGGTGATTCCTGCCCAGCCATTTCGATCGGCTCGTAGTTTTTTGTGATATAGTGCTGGTTCGCGAACGGTTTATCAATCTGATCCTCGCCCAGTTTCCGGCGCACCTGGTTAATTGTGAACGCGCCACTCGATATTAACTTGTCGATGGCGTCGCCGGTGCTCATGATGTCAATATGCTTGATGCGCGATGTATCGATTTTGACGCACCCGCCATTGGCAAACTGTTTATGGCCATATCGTTTCGCGGTGATCTCTTCCTGGATCATGATGCACAGCGGATCAATGCAAAACGTCAAAAAATTATCGATAGCATCGGACGTCCCCTCAACGCGGCCGTTCAAGATTTCCGGCGGGATGCCGAACGCTTGCGCGGTGACGTCTCGCACGTCGTCGATCAGCGCTCGGATGTCACGACTTTGTTCGTTACTGTACGTCTTTTGCGATAATTCTTCATAACGCATTGCGTCATCCAATGGCATTGCGGATGATTCTTTGGCGTAAAAGTCTTTGAAACTTTGTGAATAGGCTTCCAGCAAGGCTTTTCGCGTTTCGTCATTGCCTGCGTTCAACCCCTTCATGTACAAAATGCCGCGGCTGCCTCGGCTCTTTACAAACGCATCCATCGAATAATCCAACAATTTTTGATAATTTGTTAAAAACGCGCCAACCCAACGGGCCGTGTTCCCGGCTGGCATTTTGAAATACAAAACTTCATGTTGGGAAAATTCGCGCCTCAATCTCAAATCTTGCGCATTGCCTTGGCCGAAAAATACTATATCTCGAAAAACCGCCTCTTTCGCCGCGTACTGATCCACGGTATAGCTATCCGCCACAAGCAATTGACCATAATGTTTGCCGGTTATCGCGTCGGTTGCTTGCAATTCGACGATTAACGCTTCACCGGCTGTCATCAGCTTTTTTATCCATTTGTGAATAAATTCGGATGACCCCTGATTGACATTGGGAGCCACATTCCACAAATAATATTCATCGCCAAATATTTCCTCACCGCCCATATAGGTTTTAAACTCGCACTTACCGACAGCATTTGCGATCAGCAAAACGCACTGGTCAAACGCGATCCGCTGAATCTCTGCGCCTTGTCTCAGTAGGTTTGCAAATTCATCATCGGTAAATGGCACGTCTTCAATCGTTCCGTTTTCAACCGTTCGCCTAAAAATGTGCGTTTTAATCCAATCTGTTAAACTCGCCAAATAGTCACCCCCTTTCAGTTAAAATGAACTGAATACTTTGATTTGATCGATGCTCGCGCTATCTCCCAGCAAATCCTCGATGGTCATTGCCGCCACCAGCGCCATAAATGGGTCTGTTTTTCGACTTTTCGCTTCGATCTTTGCGTAAATAAAATTACCCGTGTCAACGCCGTTCTTTTTTGCGGATGGTATCAGCATGGTGTTATTGGTTGCCCATCTCAAAACTGGATTATCGCCCCAACAAAAAAGCTGCTTATTAAAGCAGCTATCTATGATTGGTTGTATCCGCATAACGTCCGATGGACGAACCAGTTTTATATTGTCGTAGGTATCAGCGTCAAAGCCAATTTTCGCAAGGGTCGTTCTCATGAGGGCATACCGGAACCCGTCAAGGGCGATACCCTGAATGGCATAGGTTTTCCCCATTTCGCGAATATAGTCGGTCAAAAGTTCTGGTGCAATCTCCACCGCGTCTACTGGGGTGATCATCCCGGAGGCTGCCCATTCGCGCCATGGTGCCCTAATCCTGAAAAGTTCAGGGTTGCGAACGCACAACCACGAATGGCAAATATCAAATCGTTCTTTTCCGCGCTTGAAGTGGAAAAGAACCGCTGCCCAATCTCGCATACTTGCATAGTCAATTCCGACCGTACATAGCCAACTGTCCATATTGGGCAACGGGCGATTGGTTGCCGCGATATTTTCCCATTCGGTGACAGCCAATTCCATATCTGTTTTTGGAAAATTCATGCGCTTTGTCATAAATTCCAGGTTGGTTCTCGCGTCGGTTTTTCGCTTGATATTCTCCTGTTCTATCTGGAATTTTAAATCTGGCAAGTACGGCAAGGACGGGTTGGCCTTTTCCCACATTTCGGGATTGTCGGCTTCTTCCTCACCGTCGATTTTAAAGATCAGCGGGCAAAGCCTTAACCCTTTCGTCTTGCCTTTCAGCACGTCACGGGCTATCTCCAAATCTTTATCCAACACGCCGTCTCGCACATATCCGTTTGTCGTGATTTTAAACGTACGACTGTGCGGCACCTTCCCAAACCCGGATTGAAACGTCCCCAACGCTTCGGATGATTCATAGGCATGTTCTTCATCAACGATCAGGCAGCCAGAACGCTTGCCATCTTTGGTATTGGCGTTGCTGGTGTTGTACTTGATATAACTGCCGGTGTTCCGGTTGATGATCTCAGTTCGATTCCATCGAAACCATTTTTTTGACGTTGCTGCCGTTCTTTCCAACATGCCATACACGTCGAAAAATGACGTTTTTGCCTGATCCTCACTATTCGCGATGATATCGACGTTGTACCCATCGACACCGTGATATTTCGTAGTCAGGTACCATGCCACCGGGCTGATAAACCCATTCTTCCCATTCCCGCGGCCCATCATGGTGAAAAATTCGTTAAAGACCAAACTGCTATCCGGATATTCCGCATGCATCAGCGCAATCTCGCATTTTTCCCATGGGAAAAGCTGATATTTAAAATATTTTTCCATCAGCGAAATGGCCTTCGCTGTTTTTTCTACATGCAGGTCAATTCCATTTTCGCCAATGGTTTTATAAATATAGTCAACAGCCGCCAGCATTTCTTTGCTGGCTACCTTTTCGCCCCGGGCGATCGGCAATAAAAAATTATCGATATACTCACATTTCATCGTTCAAGTCATCCACCTTTGGAGCCGGTTCGTCAAGATGCATTTGTGCGCGCATTTTCAGCATCTGTCCAATCAGCTTATTCAGGTCCTGCACGCTGTCGTTCGTTCTGGTGTTTTTCGTTCCGGTCGACGTCGTAACAATAACTTTAGTCCCTCGTTTTTCGATATCTTTGGTCAGTCCTTCTTTGCAGTCCCACATATCCATGTAGGTTTCAATCATATCCTCGGTTGCTTCGTCCATCACGCCACCGTTTCGCGCTAAGATTTGATCGCGCAAATCATTTTTAATCGCTCTTCTTAACTTTGATTCAGTCATATCGTCACCTCCTTTAATTGACACCAGCGCATATATTTAAATCGCGCGCAATCGATTTTTGAAATGTCGGGTACAGCCCCGACTAAGCCACTATGAATTAATTTTTACTTTTTTCAGACCGGGGGTCTTCACTTTTTTTATCGTGCGCGTGAGATTACCACCGTTCACGAGTCACTGGCCTTTTATGCTGGTGCCGTAAACGTTCAGGATGACATACTTCTTCGTGACAGCGCTTGCACACGCTAATAAGTTGTCTGTGACTAACGCCATTAGCATCCACATAGGTGTCTGATAGCCTTAGGTCTGGTCTGTCTCTTAGGTGATTGACATGGTGCACGATCTCTGCCGGTGTATGCATCACCCTATGTGCATATCCTTTACCTTCTCGACATAGCACGCACTCGTAGTGATCGCGCTTGAGTATCTCTTCGCGCTTGCGATGCCACTCGTTCGAGTTATAGAATATTTGTATTTCTTTGCCATTCATTGCTGTTCGCCTTTCGCGAATGGATTTAGCAACTGTGATTTAAATGATGGATTGAATGGATCGTGCCTTGGAACATTTCCATTTCCCATTGCTTTAAATTGTGCAACTTCAAATTTTGCCCGGTTTATTCCATCCACAGCGTGAAACAAATCCGATGTTAAGTGGCACTCATCAAAACATTTGTCACACCTTTTGCGATCGCATAAATAATATGACTTTTCGGTAATGTTTATATCTTCTTGTATTTCTTTACACATAGCAGTGCTCCTTAACTTTGTACTAAAAAAGCACCAGCGTTTTGCTGATGCTGTATGAATACATAATTAAAGCCCGGTGTTTCCGGAGCTTTTAAAAGAAAGGAAATTAAATGAAGCGCGAAAGATTAATCAAAATGAAATATGTTGTCACAAGATTTTGGAGATATATTTGTCCGTAGGATGCGCAGTTCATTTTACCCAATCTTTTACAATAGCATTATAGCATGGACCTAATGGTCACTAATAGTCACTCTTTTGGAATCTGTATTGCGCTTAATGCTTTGTGGTGTAATTGTTTAATGCGGGTGGATTCATAACCAATTCGGTGGCCGATCTGTTCCCATGTAAGCGGACAATTATAACGTTCATCCCAATTAAGATAGCGAAGCTCGAGAAGCCATTGTAAAAGCTGATCATTGGTTGAAGTGCATATAACTTTGTGGATTTGTTCGTTTCGTTGATAAGCTTCATGCTTGTAATGCATTTCGCAATGAATAACCTTATCGAGCTGGTCAAGCATCTTTTCCAGTTCGCAGTTGTTGCTCCCATTACCGTTCGGCATACCAGTTATTCTTTGAGGCTGTAAATCTTTGTTGTACATATCCTCTTTGATAACCTTAATTCTTCGTTCGCAATCGGCCGCTCTGCTCTTTAGATAGTGATACTGCTTGAGCCACTTAATTTTTCTCAACTCTTCTTTCGTCATACCATTTCCACCATTACGTCAAAATTTCGATCGAGCGCATATTTCAACTCCTCTTTGGCACCTTTTGATGTTTGCCACCCGGCCAGCATGTAAATGTAATCGCACTTTTCGAGCAAATTAAAACACAGACTCATCATCTCATCCCGCGATAAAACATCTTTTACCGGGTTAAAACATGCCGCGGGATCGACCGGGTCAAACCCCATCTTTTTCACCCTTTCGGCAGCCCAGCCAAAATATTTTGTGTAGTTTTCAACGCCTTCGATCGGTCCACTGATGTAAACTCGTTTTTTGTATTGCTCCACCATTGATTACCTCCGAATCCCTTTACAGTTGCTCAGCCCCAGCAGATAGTCCGCCGAAACACCAAATTTTAAGCAAATATTTCGCAGCTCTCCAATTCTCGGCAAGCTTCGCCCGCGTCTTCGCCATGCGTATGCCGTTGTGGGATTAACACTGATCTTTTTCGCTATGTCGCCCAGCGTGATATGATGCCTCTTCGCGATCATATCTTCAATTTCTGAGAATCTTTCGGCAAAAACTTTTTGAACTTGTTCGTAATTATCGATCATTTTTACCTCCTTTTACAAAAAACATCCATCGTGTTTTTGATCGTCTGTCTCCGAAAATCGGATCAACCCCAATTGTTTTTAAAATTTCTTTTGTCGGGACTTGTTCCTCATTCCATTTAAATGCCAAAAAACCGTTCGGCTTTAAAACTCTCATGCACTCATCGAATCCGGATTTAATAAATGGCCGCCAATCTTTAGGCAGTTTTCCATATTTTTCTCTTAAGTAAGATCCTTTTCCGACATGAAGTAAATGTGGGGGATCAAATACGACACCATAGAACGCTTCATTCTCATAAGGCAAATCTGTAAAATCATAGCTTGTATCTGGCGATACAATTATTTTTCTATCCGATAGCGTGACCTCACGAGGGACCAAATCATTAAACACCACGCGGTCGTCGTTTTTATCAAAATAAAATGCTTTTGTCCCGCAACAAACATCAAGAATCTGCGGCATTTTTTATCACCTCTTCCATGCTTTTAGCCATTTCCTCGCCAAAATTCATAAACTTGTGCCGTTTGTACACCACCAGCTTATCCCGAATACAGATGACTTCATATGCGAACAGTGCCGCCAACGCGGCGATGGCTTCAACTCCTATAATTTTTAGCATTACTTTTTCGCCCCCCCAATCTCAACTTTTTCAAACGCATTAAAATCAATGCCAAGATTTTCGCAAATCTCTTTAAATTCAAGCACCGTAAACTTTGTTTCATATTCATCGATACAACCGCTTTCCGAGCCGATCTCACACCATAGTTCGCTATTGTTTTTAAGAAGATTAAAATAAGAACATGGAATGCTTTTAAGTGCTGTTAGTTGCCAGTAGTATTTATTTTGATCATAGTTCTCAAGAACTTTTTTAGCAGCCTGTTCAGCATAATCCAGCGCGTCTTGCCAGCCTTCTTCGTATTTCCCGCCAACATAGAATCCATCTTCGCTTTGATATGTATGCATTTTAGCCAGGTCGGAAAATCGCTGGTCGAGTTCTGATATTATTTTAGATTTCATTATTCGCCTATCTTTCTTGCATCCCGCCACCGAAACGCCATCCCAAACCCCGGCACCAGGATAAATTCCTGATGCCGTTTGTTGTCTTGTAATACAACGACTTTTTTAATGCCGCTGTCGCCTTTCTCGAACGTTGCTTCATATGCCGAAAACTCCGGCTTGCTCGGCGGCGTCACCGTCTTAGCACGCACCGCCACCGTGACGGTGAGAATTATGCAGGCGACAATTAAAAACGTCATTGAAATTTGCTTCATGTTCATAAATTATTTCCTCTCGCGATTTAATACAGCGCCGCTTCTTCGGGTGTGATGAAGAAATGAATCCCCGGCGCACATTCGATCCATCTGTCTTCTTCGAAATTATCTACAGCAACCAGTTCCCCAACTTTATACAAAAACTCACAGTCGTAACTACTGTGTGCTATAACATTTATCGGTTCGATAATTAAATTGTCGTTCTGAAATTCGTATTCATAAATCGATTCGACTTTGGCTCTACTGCATCGGCATTTCCGCGAAGTTGCCGAGGAACGCATCGCGTCTTCGGAAATTTTTAATTTTACAAGCGCGGTGCTCTCTTCCTCAGGCGCAACCATATATCTTGCCTTTTTCCAACCGGTAAACGCACCGTGGCTTGGGCACACCAACTTGACGCCTATAGTGTCCTGAAGGTCTGTGTCCTGAAGGTCTGCGCCCTGAAGGTCCGCGCCCTGAAGGTTCGCGTTCCAAAGGTCCGCGCCCTGAAGGTTCGCATCCTGAAGGTTCGCACCCTGAAGGTTCGCACCCCGAAGATCCGCATCCTGAAGGTCCGCGTTCTGAAGGTACGCGCCCTGAAGGTTCGCGCTCCGAAGGTCCGCGCGCCGAAGGTCTGTGTCCTGAAGGTACGCGCGCATCCCATCATTTTCACCCCGTAACCAAGCCTCATGCAACTTTAAAATTTCTTGCAGCTCGTCTTTTGTTAGTTTAGTTTTCATTTTCCTCCCCCTCTTCGCAATTTTCGCACTCTGCCGCACACGCCGCATATCCGGCGATATCAACTAGTGTATCGTGTTTTTGCTTGTAACGGTTTCGTGCAACTTTGAACAGGATCATCATGTCGCACACATTGGCGGCTATAATCTCGGTGCCCAGATAGCTTGCCCAAAACTCAGCAATCACCCGGAAAGCATCTTCGGGACGACCGTACTGCTGATCCCGATCCCCACACACAATCCGCCTTGCTTCGTCCAACAACTTTTCCCGATTAGTCACTTCGGGCAGCCCATCATAAACAATTTCGATCCCCCGGCGCTCACATTCTTCGTGTTCTTTGATGCAGTCATTGTCGTCCTGCCAACCTGGCGCAAAGAACGCTTTATCAGCAATTTCCCATTTATCTTTGACATAGTTTCCGATGATCTCTACGCCGTCTCCATATTCCGCTTTAATCTGCCTGACAATTTCTTTCCGCTCTTTTAAATATTCTTCATCAGTTTTTCCGGCTAATGTTTGGCTAATATAAATTTTCATACTTGTTTTCCCTCTTCTTTCTCCCACTTCTCAATCAACGCTTTTCCCGATTCCCATTCGCGGTAAATCTTGAACCAATCTTGCATCCGCATGGTTACCAGCGTCTCGCAGTTATTTTTTCGGTGAAATACGGCCGGCAGCTCGCCGTCTTTGGCATCACGCACGGCCTGATCCATCGCGTCGTGAATGTTTAGCCGCTCAACGTGTTTTGCTTCGACGTGGATATAGGGCAGGCCCATTACGTCCGCGTCGCCGTTGGCTCCGCTGTACTGCTGGCCACGTCGCGACTTATCGTAGCCTTCGGCTCGAAAATCTGCCGCTAACTCACGCTCGTAGCGGGCGCCCTTATCCCGGCTGTTAATCGCCATAGGTTTCCACCCGATCTAAAAAGCGATTGACAAAGTATGCCTGGCCCTTCCCGGTAACTTTTGGCGTTTTGTTGATCGTCGTGTGGCCGTCGCTATGGACGATCGTCGTTTCTTTGATCTCGAACAACCCCATTTCCATGGCCCGCTGTGTCGGCATGTTGCGGTCTGAACGATTGCCTTTAATTAAAAAACCGTTGTCCCGCATCCACTCAAACAATCGATTTTGACCCATGTTTTCAATGCCATTTTGTCTCAAAATTTTAGCCATTTCGCCAATCAAAATTGATCTATCAGATGCAGAGACAGCATCTGCAAAAAGCGCTTTGGGTTTCATCTCATTGATTTGCTTTTCTTTCTCTTCAATCTTGCGATGGGCGACCTCTAAGGCTTTCGCGATTAATTCTTCGTCACTTAGTTCTTCTTGCCCGGCGATATAGCCGCCAGTTTTCCTGATCGATGGTAAAACCTCGTATGTTACCCAACGTTTGAACTTTTTCGCGGTTGGCAACTTACTTGATAAGATAAGAGAGTAAATCCCGGATTCGTTGATAAACCATCCGCCACGCTGTCCTAAACTCAACGCCGTTTTGTCGTTGAGTTTATCTTCAGATTCAACGTGCATCGCAATAGCTTTATTGGTATCCGCATATCCCAGCGCCTCCGCAACGTCTTTCCCAGCAAACCACGGCTCACTATCAATTCCAATTACTCGCAGCTGGCCAAACTCTTTTTTTTCAAAAATTCTTAAATTGTTCATCACACACCCCAGCTTTCAAAAATTTTTTTGATTTTCGGATTATTGGTAATCGCAGACGGCATGGTATTGGTCAATCCCTCTGGCCGGTGATCTGCCGGATCAAAATCATCCGCGGGCGGCTTCTTTTCTTCCGGCAAGGCTGCCGGCGCCTTGGCTTCCAGCGTGCGGCTCGGATCCACGATATTCGCCTGCACCTCTGCCGTGGTCTGATCCTTGATCTGACTCACAAAGCGCTGCTTCGTGAAGCTTTCAAGCTCGGCCGTCGGCGTCATCGCCCACTGTTTGAGTGTTGCCGCACTCCCAACGGCCCGCTGCACCGGTGCCGGCAAAGCGTCAAAGGCCTTTTGCGGATAGCTGCCGGCGTCCATCAAGGCTTTTAAAACCAACTGCCAGGCGTCGCCAGGATCGATGGGCTTATAGGCTTTGTTGGCGATAATTTGTTTGATTTGGCCAACGCTCGGCGCAAATCCACTCATGTCGGTATCAATATACTCACCGACCGCTTCAAAAACTGCTTTGACGTCAACGTCTTTAAAACGCCAGCCCCACAGGTCGGCAATGTCTTCTTCATTTCCGTTTTTGTCAAAATTAGGATAGGCCGCTTTAATCATTTTCATGATGCGCGCGGTATCTTGTTTATTCATATTTCACCTCGTATCACCTTGTCGTAATAGCTTTCTTTCTGCTTCCGCTTGCCTAGATTGGCGTAATTGCCCTCAATGATCTTTTGAAAATTGCCTGGACTTAATGTCCAATCGAATGTTGCATTCCAGTCAGTTGCTCGACCGGAAAGGAAATCACTTTCTGCGATCATATCGAACGCTTT